GAATGATCCAACCGGAATAGTCGCCGCCGCTAACGTAGCTGCTGGCGGCAAACCACCAAAGTCTGATTCAGACATTCTGACAACCGCCCGCGCTCGGTTGGACATGGCCGTCTCCGCACTGGCTGAGTCACGCGAAGACGAAATTGACGATCTGCGCTTTTATGCCGGATCTCCTGACAATCATTGGCAGTGGCCCGCTGACGTACTGGCCACTCGCGGTGCGGTGCAGGGTCAAACAATCAACGCACGCCCGACACTGACAATTAACAAGCTGCCGCAACACGTTCGTCAAGTGACAAATGACATGCGTCAGAACCGCCCAGGCGCTCGGGTCATTCCTGTGGATGACGACGCTGATGTGGAAGTGGCAGACATTTTTAACGGCATGATCCGTCACATTGAGTACATCTCCGATGCTGATGTGGCCTACGACACGGCGTGTGAGAACCAAGTGTCCTACGGCGAGGGTTACATCACCCTGATGACCGAATACTGTGACGAAAACACATTTGATCAGGACATCAAGATTGGCCGTATCCGCAATAGCTTCTCGGTCTACATGGATCCGCTGATCCAAGACCCAACGGGTGCGGATGCCAAGTATTGCTTCATCACCGAAGACCTGACAAAAGCAGAATATGAGCGCCAGTACCCAGATGCTGCGCCTATTTCCACGCTTCAGTCCCTTGGCGTGGGTGACCAGTCGATCAGCAACTGGCTCAATGAAGACACAGTGCGTATTGCCAGTTATTACTACATTGACTACGACAAAACCAAGCTGAACTTGTACCCTGGCAACCAGTCTGCCTTTGAAGGCACGCCCGAGGACAAGATGCTCAAGGGTATGTTTGAAAAGCCCATCAAGTCGCGCATCTCTGAGCGCCCACGGGTGATGTATTGCAAGATCAACGGCTATGAAATCCTTGAACAAAAAGAGTGGGCTGGCAAATGGATCCCCGTGATCCGTGTTGTTGGCAACGAGTTTGAAGTTGATGGCCGTATCTACATCTCTGGCCTTGTGCGTAACGCCAAGGATGCCCAGCGCATGTACAACTACTGGGTGTCTCAGGAAGCTGAGATGCTGGCGCTGGCGCCCAAGGCTCCGTTTATTGGCTATGGTGGCCAATTCGAGGGCTATGAGGACAAGTGGAAGACCGCCAACACGAACAACTGGCCATATCTGGAAGTCAATCCTGACGTTACAGACGGCCAAGGCGCAGTTCTGCCACTACCCCAGCGGGCGCAGCCGCCAATGGCCTCTAGCGGGCTATTACAGGCCAAGGCAGGCGCATCTGAGGACATTAAGTCTACAACCGGTCAATATAACGCCAGTTTAGGCATGGGAAGCAACGAACGCTCTGGTAAAGCCATTCTGGCCCGCCAGCGCGAGGGTGATGTCGGTACTTACCACTATGGTGACAACCTGACCCGTGCCGTGCGCCATGTGGCCCGTCAGTTGGTGGACTTGATTCCTAAGATTTACGACACACAGCGCATTGCTCGCATCATTGGTGAAGACGGCGAGACTAAGATGGTCAAGATTAACCCTGACCAGCAAGAACCCGTCAATAAAATTGTCGATCAGAACGGCATTGTGATCGAAAAGATTTACAACCCCGGCGTTGGCAAGTACGATGTGGTGGCCACGACTGGCCCAGGCTACGCAACCAAGCGTCAGGAAGCCTTGGAAGCCATGGCTCAGTTGTTACAGGGTAATCCCCAACTGTGGCAAGTGGCCGGTGACTTGTTTGTTAAGAACATGGACTGGCCTGGCGCACAAGAGATGTCTAAGCGTTTTGCCAAGACCATTGATCCCAAGTTCTTGTCGGATGGCGAGGACGATCCAGCATTGCAGGCAGCGCAGCAACAGATCGAGGCCATGGGCGCCGAGATGGAGCAAATGCACCAGATGATCCAGAATGTCGGCAAATCAATTGAGATGCAGGACTTGGAGCGCAAGGACTTTGAGGCTCAGATCAAACTGTATGATGCCGAGACTAAGCGTATTGCTGCGGTGCAGGCCGGTATGACCGAAGAACAAATCCAAGACATTGCCATGGGTGTGGTCGCTGCGGCCATGGAGTCGCAAAACACAGTCAACCAGATGCCTGAGATGCGCGAGGAATCTATGCCAATGGAAATGATGCCACCAGAACAACAGATGGGAATGCCACAATGAAAGCAAATGAATTTTTAGGCTTGCTGTTCTTGGCTCGGGATGTCGCACATTCCGTGCATTTGAACACTCGCAGCTTTAGCAAGCACGAAGCGCTCAACATCTTCTACAACCGCATCATTGGTGCGGCTGACGACTTTGCCGAAGCCTACCAAGGCCGGTACGGTCTGATTGGCCCGATTACCTTGAATTCGGCTAAGAAAACGGCCAACATTACTGAATTTTTGCAGGACTCACTTGCTGAAATTGAAGCCGCAAGATACGATGTGTGTGATAAATCTGATTCATCACTGCAACAATTGATAGATAATATCGTTGAGATATATCTTCGGACTTTGTACAAATTGAAATTCTTGGCGTAAGGATCATCATGGAACTTCTCAACCCAATGAGCAAAGCGGATTTCCCCGCTTACACCGCAACTGCTGGCGCAAGTGCAGGCAACACAACCGCATGGAACGCTGGCCCTCAAGGCGTTTTGGTTTGGTGCGAAGTGCCTTGCTACGTTGAAGTGGGCGTTGGTGCTGTTGCTACCAGTGCCAGCACACCAATCCCTGCTTACACGCCAATTCCTTTTTATCTGCAACTCAGTTTAAACGGCTCCCCTTGGCGTGTCAGTGTGCTGCGAATTGGTAGCACAGACGGCACTGCGTACTGCAAACCGATCAATAAGCAATGAGCTTTGGTGTCGCCCTTCGTAATTCGGTGGCCATTGGCCTAGCCGGCATTGTCACGCTGTTTTCAGGCACGCTAGACAGTGGTGCATCGGCGAGCAATCTTCTCACCGAAGCTGGTGACAATCTCGTCCAAGAGGACGGCGGCTTGATTCTTTTGGAGTGACCTAAATGGCTGTTGTATACCTTTCTCCCGTGGGCGGTGTAGCGGCCCAATTTTTTACCAACACCGGCGCAGTCCTGACTGGCGGTAAGATTTACACCTATGCGGCTGGCACAACAACACCTTTAACTAGCTATACAACTAGCGCAGGTAATGTTGCCCGCACTAATCCTGTTGTTTTAGATGCTGCTGGCCGAGTGCCTGGTAGCGGTGAAATTTGGATTACAGCAGTACCATATAAATTTGTTCTTACTGATTCAACTGATGTATTGATTGCGACATACGACAATATTTCGGGCATTGGCGTATTGATCTATCAAATACAAAATTTTACTGGTAACGGCGCAACAGTAAACTTTACGTTGTCTTCTGCACCAAGCAGTGAAAATTCAACTTTTGTGTACATCAATGGTGTATACCAAAACAAAAATACATATACTGTTAATAACACAACCCTTACGTTTTCAGAAGCACCACCTTTTACTTCAATAATTGAAGTAATGTTTAATTGATTGGATAAATCATGGCAGATAAAAAAATCTCAGCACTAACAGCCGCAACAACGCCGCTTGATGGCACGGAAGTATTGCCAATTGTTCAAAGCGGCGCAACAGTTAAAGTTGCAAATAATGACTTGCGCCCAAAGCAAGTTCAATCAAATGCCACTAGCGGCGTGTTGCAGATAGCTGGCCCTACTGCGTCAACTACTCGGGTAATGACCACACCCGACGCAAATTTTACAGTGGCTCGTACTGATGCAGCTCAATCGTTTACGGGTGATCAAACATTAAGTACTGGCAATTTAATTCAAGGCACAGCCGCCAAAGGTGTCAACTTTACTGCCAACACCCCACAAGCAGGCATGACCAGCAGATTGCTGAACTGGTATGAAGAAGGTGTTTCAACAGTTACTTTAGCGTTTGGTGGCGCAAGTGTTGGTATTGCTTATGCTGTACGAGAGTGCCGTTACACAAGAATGGGCAACCGCGTATTTATTCAACTTGGTGTGGCGATTAGTAGTGCAGGAAGTTCTACTGGTGCAGCCACTATTAGCGGATTGCCATTTACAAATAAAAACGTAGGCTACGGCGGCTCTATGTTTACTGTATATGCTCAAAATATGGCTGGTGTCACTGGCGCAATTTACCCGTTTTTAGCTGAAAATTCTTCTACTATTGCGTTAAAAAATCTTGACGTAGCGGGCAACGCAAATGTTGATTTAACTAATGCAGCATGGGGTGCGGGAAGTTATTTGATGATTTCTGGTCAATATCTGGTTGCTTAAAGAAAAATTAAAATGTCTTTGACCAAAGTAACTTATTCAATGATTCAGGGCGCTGTTGTCAACGTCCTTGACTTTGGCGCAAAAGGCGACGGCATAACAGATGACACTGCCGCAATTCAAGCTGCCATTGATTCGGTTACTCGCGGCGTTGTGCAAATTCCCGCTGGCACTTACAAATGCAATTTTGGCCTCACCATAAATGTGGCAAAGTGCTGGGTTCAGGGTATGTACGCCAAGTTGGACTTTACGGGGCTTGGCACATCATCAACTGCAATTACCCTTACAGGGTCTGCTGATGGTGGATCGCCTTACTTCCAATCGGGTACACCGCTTAGTGGATTTATTATTCAAGGGCCATCTAACACAACTGGAACTAATACAGGGCTTTACTTTAATGCCGCCACAGAGCCAGGCCCTTCACACATCAAAATTCAAGATGTTGTTGTTTATAACTTTCGACATGGTGGTCAGATTAAAGACAGCGCATATATCATCACTTTTGATAACTGCGATTTTCACACCAACAACATTGGTTTTTTAATCCCACAAGGAACACCTTACCCACCAGGCCTGTCAAATTCTGGCGAAAGAATTGGTTTTGTAAACTGTACTATTTACAACAATCTTACCTATGGCCTTAATTTGGAATGGGAAGGTTGCACCACAAAGCTGGTGAACACTTCTGTTGACTACAACCTTGGGTCACAAATTATAGTAACCAAAGGACGACTTGATGTTATAGCTAGTCACATTGAATGTGCTGGTTATAGAGCTATCCAAGTTCCTGCTGGCAACACCATTGACGCTACAGTTACTTTAAGCGGAACTGAAATTATTCAATTTTTCTCTGGTGGTGCTACACCTTTAATTGATTTTTCTGGTCAAGGTCAATTTACGATGGTTGGCGGTGAAGTAACAAAACACGCTGGCACAACATACCACATCAACGCCTCGCCTACTTGTTCACTTTCAATTAACGGCACTTTAGGCCCAACAAAAGCGGGAACTCTTATTGCAAGCGGGTGCGAGTATTCAATCTTTTCGCCAACATATAACGCTGGAACTTTAACTTCTGTTAATTTAAATTCGCGTGTTGGTACAAATGCAGATGGAAATGTTTACTACGCCAGCAACTCCAACATTGTTGCATGTGCTGTAGACAATACTTGGTACAACATTGGAACTGGCGCTCTAGGTGGTTTGTTTGTCTTTAGGGATGCAACATTAGGTGGTGTTTCATACGCGCCAGCAGACAGTGCAACAGCATCCCCAACTCTTGCGGGAAACATTGCAAATTTTGAAATGCGTTACAACAGTGGCTCAGTTGAAATGCAGATTCGAGTGACATCAGGCGCACCAAGAAATATTAGATATGGCCTGTTCTGTACTAACACAGTCTAATAAATAAAGGAATCCATCATGGCCTTGCGCAAAACTATCAGTGTTGAAGGTAAATCCATAATTCAAACTTCTAATGGAAGCATTGAAAATGGTTTACAAAGCATATCTTTTTCTGCTTACGTTAAAGTAATAAGCGTAATAGGTGATAAAGCAAAAATGACAGCGCATGTTAATTTTAAAGGTGATCCTCAAGAATTTACAAAACAATACGAAATTCCCGTATCTGTTAAAAATAACGCGCCAAACTTTATTACTCAAGCATACTCACATTTAAAAACATTGCCAGAATTTGCTGACGCTGTAGATTGTTAAAAGGAAAATTAAATGTCGCTTACTAAAGTAACATACTCCATGATTTCAGGCGAGTGCCTGAATGTTTTGGACTATGGCGCTAAAGGTGATGGTACAACAAACGATACTGCGGCAATTGAGGCCGCCATAGTTGCTGCGACTGCTGCTAAAACAACTTTGGTGTTTCCAGCGGGAACATACAAACTTGTAACACCAAGCAATGCAAATGGTTTGCAAGTTGATTTGGGGTTAATGTCAATTGCCGCTAATGGCAACGTAAAAATTGATTGCACAAGTTTGACAACTGCTTACGCAATGCAAGTTTTTTCGTCTTTATCATATCCCGAATCTCATTACCAAAACACAACTCATGGCATGACAGGATTGAGTTTTGTTGGTGGTGCAGACGCTGGCGTAAATGGTCTTTTGGTTTACCACCCAACTTACACAAACAATTGTCAATTTAAAATTGATTCATGCTCTTTTTACAACTTTAACGCAAACATGTATTTTGAAAAAAATGCGTGGCGGGTTTCTTTTGTAAATTGCGTGTTTATGGATGGCAATTCAGTAAACGTATTGTTTGGGCCAGGAACAAATCAAGGTGAATCGATTACTTTTGATCATTGTATGATCAATGATGGCGGTGATTTTCAACTAGATTCAACTGGAAATCAAATTAACTTTTATTCAACTTCATTGTTGAACACACGATTGTGGATTACTGGATCGTCAAACACTGTCAATATGTATGGTGGCAATTTAGAAAATCCAGGCTCTGCGCTTGCATATCAATATGTCCGAATTGAAGGTACAACCAATCGAGTTACATTGTTTGGAACACCAATTACGATTAACCCAACAACATGGACTGACACACTTTTTTATGTTGAAGCAAACAACACCTTAACCTTTTCTAACACCACGTTTCCAGACATTAACGATTACAACGTTGCTGCTACTGGAGGATACAGCGAGTTTGTATCTGGCACAGGCCGAGTATTGGCGGCAAGTTCGTCTCATTGGCCTTTAGGCGGTGGCATTAAACCTACAATTTCTCATCTTAATAATTCTCTTTACAACGGGGATTTTGAAACGGGAACAACTGCTGGCTGGACTGTTACGCCTTTTGGAACTGGTGGTTCAACCGCAGTAGCAAGTGCCACAGCTAAAAAGTTTGGCACTTATGGTTTGCTTGCCACTTCTGTTGTTGGTGGGGGCGTAGACGTCACTCAAAAACAATCTTGTTTACCTGGGCAATTGGTAACTGTATTTGCGTGGGTT